GTCCATGAGACCGATACTCGCAAGAGATTTCGTTTCCAAAGAAATCTCTTCCTTCCAATATGTGTAGGGGGACTAGGTCTTCAACCCTACGAGAATTTTCGTTTTGCTATTACGAAAAATCAGAAACGTTTAGCATGTTCTCTCGTTTCTAAATATTGGATGGCTACTGTCAATGTAGATTCTCAGCGCCCTCTCAAAGGCCCTGAGATCGACAGATTCTCTACTATGCTACCTCAACCGTGGGACTTACTTAAACCTGTCTTTCCTGACGAACTTGAAATTTTCACTCCAAGATTCGTATACAGGAAGGCTGAGTGGAAGTTCGCCAGAAATGGTTTCTATGTTTCTGGAAAGAATTCCTCTCATTTTCTGTAAGTTGGTTGGTCACTGGGATCATATCTTAGACTTGGTGGAAAATAGCAGTATATTCCTGACAAGATAAGATCGGCTGGACGCCCTTGAGTTGAAACCGTCCATGGGGTTGTTAACAATAGTTATGCCAAAACGGTGTTCGGAGTACTCCGATCATGTAATCGATTTCCACGAATATAAGACGACTTTTGTCCAGCTTATATTGTGTATTCTCTTTCCATGATCGCCGCCTCGAACTTAATAGTTCCGTGCTAAACAGGTCCCAAAGGGATAATCATTCTTTACCTGGTTTCTCATCTAGTCGACACAGCCGAGAGGTATGCCATTCGATGGGAAATAAAGAGTGATAAAGACTAGGAAAAGCCTTAAGTCACCGACGAGTCACCGATTAAAGTGATGCGGGAACCAAGAAAATTCTCGTATAGGAAACGAACACTTTACGCCTCCGAATCTGAACTTAGGTAAGCTTTGTACGAAGTCTTCTCCTGAAATGCCGAGAGACTGCACGGCATAGCCCTATGTGAAAATAGGGTAGTTAACAATGTACAGTCCACCTGGATCGGGTGGATCCCATACATGATCCAAAATAAACAAAAGGCATCCTTAAAGCCTAAGAATCTTAAGGCCCTCACGAAGAAGGATAAAAGATCCTTCGCACCTGTGTCGTCTCAGACGTTTATTACAACGTCTGGTTACAAAGACAACACAAATGCTAAGACTAAAAGTCGTAACATAACTCGCAGGGAGTTAATAGGGAGTGTTAGCGGTAGTGTCACCTTTTCGGCAACCCGCTACCCTATTAATCCGGGGTTAGCTACGTCGTTCCCTTGGCTTAGCACTCAGGCGGCTGGCTATGAACAGTATAGGTTTAACACTTTGAAATTCCTATATTATAATAGAACCAACACGTCTAAGAATGGAGCATTTTATATGGCATTTGATTATGATTCTCAAGATGCCACTCCATTAACAGAGGCAGCGATCGGTACGTATGATCCTTGCGTCCAGGCAGCAATCTGGGAAGATGCTGAGTATGGTTGTAGCAAGGATGCAATGCATCCGTTCGGTCCGAGGAAGTATATCCGTTCTTCAAACGTGGCAGGTGATCCAAAAACCTACGACGTCGGAAATTTCTTCTTCGGAACAGTTGATTGCGCTGATACCAGCGGAATCGGTAAGCTTTGGGTAGAGTACGATGTAGACCTTTACGTCCCACAAACGAACCCAACGCAACCCCTACCGTCAAGGGCTTCCCAGTATGTTTTAAATACTAATCAATCCTTGACAACTGCCGTTTCTACAGTT